GGACCAGCGCCTACGCCATGACTGCGGCGACCGGCACGATGGTGCTGTCGGCGGCAACGACGCTGCTGCGGGTGACGCGCCGGCTGTTCACGACACCTGGCGCCATCATCGTTTCAGGCAGCGACGCTGATCTGATCTACGCGCCCGTCACCAACTACGTGATGATCGCCGAGCCAGGCGCCATCACGGTGACGGGACACGCAGCGACGCTGCGCTTTGCCCCGGCACCACCACCACCGCCGCTCAATATCGGACGGCGCGCCTTCATCCCCAACCGCTGGTAAACGAGAGGAAAGACTATGGCTCAAAGTGCCCTGACCGTGACGCCGCCCAACCCGACGCCGCCGACCAATCTGTCGAGCATCGGCATGACGCCGCCTGACCCGTTGCTCTATCTCGCCAACGTCTATGCGTTTCCGTTTGGCAACCCGCCAGGCAGCTCGCCCTTCGGTCAGAACCCGAACCCGCCACCGCTGTTCGATGATGGCGTGGCCAACACCTATCCCGTCATCAGTCAGAATGAGGGCGGCGGCGTCAACGGCACCACCGTGCCGGCCGTTGTCGGCAACGGCAAGGTGTTTGCGGCAGCGCATGCGGTGGTCGCCGACAGCACCGGTGCGGCCTCCGCAGCGGCTGAGGGCGCCGGCACCGAGCTCGCAGTCACCGCGACCGTGCCGAACCCGAGCCCCGCGGGGCAGCTCGTGATGGTCTCGACCGGCCCGGTGCAGACGGCGGCGAGCCTTGCGGCGGGGCCGAACGCTTCGCACGCATCGACGCTGTCGGGCTCGGCGACGCCGACGCTGTCGGGCGCCACCGGCGCCAGCAACGTCTCCGGCGTCGGCACCACGGTGCTGACCGTGACCGGCACCAACTTCAACCGCGCTAGCGTGGTCAACATCTCCGGCGTGCCGCAGACCACCAACTATGTCAGCGCCACCTCGCTGACGGTGGACAAGGCCATGAAGCGCACCACGGCAGGCACGCTGCCGGTCACCGTGACCAGCAACGGCCAGACCACTGCGCCGGTCAACTGGACCCTGACGTAAGGAGACGGCGATGAGCAACATCACCAGCATCAACGAGCCCAACGCGCCGACGCGGCCTGGCGTGTTGGGCGGCAGCATCAACGAGCCGGTGACGATACCGGAAATACCGGAGGGCGCAGGCACGCCGGTGATCGCCAGCATCGCGCCTGACAAGGCAACGATCGGCGACCCCTCGTTCACGCTGTACATCACTGGCGAAAACTTCTTCGCAGCCAGCGTGGTCGTGTTTGCCGGCCAGGACGAGCCGACGACACTCAACGAGGACGGCACACTCTCGACCGGCGTCAACATGGATGTCTGGCACGGGCCCGACGTTCTCAAGGTCAGCGTGCGCAACGGCAGCGTGATGTCGAACGAGGTCTCCTTCACGTTTGAGGGCGAGGCCGCCGCGATGGCTGCCGACCCCGACGAGCTCGAGGACGAGATCGAGGCCTCGGCCGAGGACGGTGATTTCAAGCCGACGCATCGCGGCCGGGTCTCCAGGACGCTGCCGCACAAGAGAAAATGAAGCAGATCAAACTGGTCGAGATCGCGCCGGGGCGCTGGCGCGTGGACAGGCCGATCGCCAAAAGCGCACGCGCTGATCTGCCACTGCCCTACGTCATCTCCGACAGCATGCCGCCGACCGAACAGGTTGACGGCAATTTTTATGAGAGCAAGCGCGCCTTCCGCCAGGTGGGCCGCGCGCTCGGCCTCACCGAGGTTGGTAACGAAAAGCCGAAACCGCGCCGGCGTGTCGATCCCAAGGCCGAGCGGCGCCGCGCGATCGCGACCGCGATCGAGCGTTTCAAGTCACGATAAACGGAGACTGTTATGACCGACACCACCGTTGCCGATCCCGGCAGCGCGCCGCCGGCTGCGGCCAACGAAGTCCCAATCAATCCGAACCCGACGACGGTGCCGAACCCGATCGGCTCCCAGGCGCCGGAAAAACCGGTGGGGGACATCGAGGGCTCCAAGCACCGTCCAGAAAGCCGTAGGGAGGCCATACAGAAGGCTTTCGATCGGGCGAGCAATCCACCGCCCAAGACCGCCAGGCCTCCCCAGGAGGCTCCCAGGGCGGCTCCCAAGCCCGCTGAGGCCAAGCCTGGCCACAACAAGCCGCCGGAGGACGAAAAGCTCAATCTGAAGCAGCGCCCGCAGGAGGGCGATCGGCCCCGCGGCGAGCGCGGCCAGTTCGCGCCCAGGCAGGCGGCTGAAACGGCGGCCGCCACGTTGCGCACGCAGACCCAGGCGCCGAGCCAGGCCAAGGCCCAGGCGCCGCCCCAGACTGCCCAGGCTGCCCAGGCCCAGCCCAGGACGCTGCCGCCGCATGCGCCGTTCGCAGCGCCTCCGGTGCGGATGAGCGAGCGTGCCAGGCGCGACTGGGCCGACACGCCGGAGACGGTGCGCGGTGACATTCACCGCATCCAGAGCGAGTTCGCCAAGGCCTACAATTATTACAAGGCCGACCACGAGGCGATGAAGCCCATCAAGCATTTTGCCAAGATGGCCGAGGAGGGCGGCACCACGCTGGAACGCGCGCTGACCCACTACGTCGGCATGGAGCAGAAGCTGCGCGCCGACCCGATCGCCGGCCTCGATGTCATCGTCAACAACCTCGGCCTCAAGGACCCGCAGACCGGGCAGCGCCTCGGCCTGCGCGACATTGCCTACTACGTGCTGAACCAGTCGCCGGAGCAGCTGCGCCAGGTCCAGCAGGGCAACACCCAGGCGGCGGCGCAGCACCAGATCGGCGCCCTGCACGAGGAGGTGAAGGGCTTGAAAGAAGCCCTCAACCAGATGCATACTCAAGCCCAGTTCACCTACACGCGATCGGCTGTCGACCAGTTCGCCGACAGTCACCCGCGCTTCGATGAGCTTGGCGACCTGATCGAGAACGAGCTCAAGCTGGGCTTCGACCTCGAGCAGGCCTACCAAAGGGCCAGCCTGCTTCGGCCGGCCGCACAAGCGGCTCAGACCCGCACCACACCGGCTCAGACCCGACCTACCGACAAGAGCATCTCAGGCGCGCCCGACGTGACCGTCTCAAACACGGCGTCGAAAACGCGCAAGCCCGTCGGTCGCCGCGAGGCCATCCAGAACGCGATCTCGCGCGTCAATGGCTCTCTCTGATCCCTGAACCGCATGTGGAGCAATCATGCCCAACATTAACACCAATGCTGCTTATCAGCAGATACTGAGCATGGCGCTCGAGGATCGTTCCTCGAGCTACGAGGACCTCGTGTCCAACAACAACGCCCTTCTCGCTGTGATGAAGCGGAAAGGTCTCTGGCACACTTACTCTGGCCCACGCATCCGCCAGACCCTGCAGATCGGCAAGCAGATCGCGCAGTGGTATTCCGGCTACGACCAGCTGCTCAACCCCGCGATCGATCTGTTCAACGACGCCTACTTCGACCCGAAGATGGTTGCGGTTCCTGTCATCCTGTCGATGCAGGAAATTCTCAACAACGAGGGCCAGGCGCAGCTGATGGATGTCTACGACAGCTACATCAGTGCCGCCGAGCGTGCGCTCGAGGACACGATGGATGCCGGCCTTTATGGTGACGGCACCGCCAACGGCGGCAAGCAGATCACCGGCCTCGCAACAGCCGTGCCGATCGTCACCAACACCGGTGTCTATGGCGGCATCGATCGCGCCAACGCCGCTATCTGGCGCACCTCGACCTTCGACGCACACTCCTTCATGGCGGGCTCGACCCAGGTCTCCTCGACCACCATCCGCCCGATGCTCAACTACATCATGACCAACCGTTCGCGTGGTCGCGACTACGCTGATCTGTTGATCATGAGCCCCGAGCACTATGCGGCCTACGATGCTGCGACGATCGCGATCCAGCGCCAGACCAATGAGACGAGCCTGGGCAAGCTGGGCTTCTCTGCGCTCGAGTATATCGGTGGCGGCAAGCGCGCCGAGATCGTGCTCGACGGCGGCATCGGCTCCAACATGCCGGCCAACACCACGTTTGGTCTCGACACCAGTTCGTTCCGCCTGCGCTATCACCCGAACCGCAACTTCGACAAGCTGTTCGAAGGCGATGGCATGATGCCGATCGACAAGGACGCGATCGCGCAGTTCATCGGCTGGATGGGCGAGCTCACGATGGTGAACCCGCTGTTCAACTGGCGGCTCTACGACAGCGTCCCTGCTTCGTAACACCAACCGGGGCCGCCGCCAGGCGGCCCCTCTTCATTGGAGACATCAATGCCTGATCCCGACGCGCCGCTCGTTGCGGTGTTCAAAAACCACGCCAATCCCAATGAGGCCAAGAGCCTCGCTGCCGGCCGGCTGATCTGCGACGACATGGAGGTCTGCGAGATCAGGGCGCCAGGCTCGCGCTCGACCGTGGTCGTGGTGCCCGCCACTTCGTTTTCGCACTGGGGCACCGACCCGCACACCGGCGGCCAGGTCAAGGTCACCTATGCCGAACGCTTCGCGCGGCAATATCAGCAGTTCAAGATGCTGGCGACGCAGACCAAGGCCGGCACACCGCTGACGCATGCGCCGTTCCTCACCGAGGGCAAACGCGCCGAGCTGCGTGCCCTCAACGTCTACACCGTCGAGGCGCTCGCCTCGGTCGACGGCCAGGAGCTGAAGAACCTCGGACCTGGTGGGCGCGAGATCAAGAACCAGGCGGTCGCCTTCATCGAGGAAGCCAAGAAGGCGGTGCCGAACCTGCAGCTGCAGGCCGAGCTCGAGGCGCTGCGCGCCAGGAACACTGTGCTCGAGGAAGACCTCGAGGCGGCCAGGCGCAACGGCGTCGACCCTGAGTTCGAAGCGATGAGCCTGGAGCAGCTGCGCGACTACATCACCGCCAACACCGGCCACGCGCCGGCTGGTGCGCTGAACCGCAAGACGCTGCTGCGCATGGCGATGGACACCCGACCGGAGAAGGTTGCATGAGCCTGCTGTCGGTGGTGAAGGATGTTTGCGCGACTGTCGGCGTTGCCTTGCCGCAGAGCGTCTTTGCAGGCCTTCCCACCAACCGCACCATGCAGGAGATGGTCTCGCTCGCCAACGAGATGGCGCAGCGCATCGCCTACGACACCCGCGACTGGGTCAAGCTGAAGAAGATACAAACCTATGACGGCAACGGCGTGCAGACCGCATTTGCGTTGCCGGCCAACTTCAAGCGCCTGCTGTTGACATCGAACGTCTGGAGCTCGCTGTCGAACCTCAACCCGATGACCTTCGTGCCTGATCTCGATGAGTGGCTGAACCGCAGGGCGCGCGGCTACACGCATTCGTTTGGCGAGTGGACGATCATCGGCGACGAGATGCACATCTTCCCGGTGATGAGCATCGGTGCGTCCGCCTACTACGGCTATCTCGACAAGAACTGCATCACGCTCGCCGGCGGCGGCCGCGGCGACACCTTCCAGGTGGATGACGACAGCTACGTGCTGGACGAGCGCATCCTCAAATTGGGGATGATCTGGCAATGGAAGGCACAGAAGGGCTCGCCCTATGCCGAGGACATGGGCACCTACGGTGACGCGCTGACCTACGCGATGGGCCACGACAGCCCGGCGCCGATCATCATCGGCTCCAAGCCGGCATCGGTGACGGACAAGGTCGCCTATCCCTGGCCTGTGCCATGAGCAGGCATGAAGCCTTTCGTCGCTCGGCGATGCCGCCGCAGGTGGCGCAGAACCTCGAGAGCACCACGTTCCCGGCGCCGACGCGCGGCCTCGTGCTCTCGGAAAACGAAACCTACATGAAGCCTGGCGCCGCCGTGGTGCTCGACAACTGGAAGCCAACGCTGAAGGGC